GGAACCTAAGATCGTTCGCGGTAACGAACGCGCCATGGCAATGCGGGAGCGGTTCGGATCATTCGCCACCGAAGCGATCGGACGCGCTTATTACGAGGGCTTGCTAGGTCCGAAAGACGATCCGATCGCGCTAGAGCGTTTCCGTAAGGGCGTCGAGCTGGCAACCGAATGGCGTAAGCATTTTGCTCCGCATTACCGCTGCGCCCTAAACGATAATCCACGCGGATCGGCAAACACGACTGAAAGCCATACCGCGAGGAACGCCTATCACTGGATGATGCGCGAGATCGAGGCATTGGATCAAGCAGGGTTCGGATCGTGGTTCCACCAGATGGTGCTGGCCTTCAATCCCGATGGCGGACCTGCATGGCTGGATCGGCTGATTGAAGGGACCGGCGACTTTGCAGACGAGCGGGTTCTGCGGCTCAATATCGAGGCCCTGGATTACATATCCACGCATCGCAAAATCGCTGATACGAAAGCCGTTGACATTCCTCTGCACATGTGTCATGGCGCACATAAATGATAGTCAGAATTGCGCCCGCAGCCTGAAAAGGTGTGCGGGTGTTTCTGTTTCGGGCTTCGGCCCGGCCCGTCCCCCACAATCGAGCAAGTAAGCTAAGTGCGCCGGGTGAAAGGCCTGGCAATCCCCCTGTCCGTTTCGATGGGCAGGCGCACGGTACGCCTAATCGCTGCCGTTGCTTATTCCAACAAGGGCACTCTAACGCCCTATTTGCAACCAGTTTGCCAGCAATCCGGCGCATGATCGCAACATGCGCGCAGAGTCCACCTGTGATGTCGGACGCTGGCAATCCCAACAAGGGCACCCCAATGCCCTACCCGCCACAACAGACAGAAGCATTCAAGGCTAGCCCGGAACTCATAGGGGCCACGGTCTGAGCTGATTTGTGCGCGGGTGAAATTCGAGCGCGTCGATGGGCGCGGAAAGTGCCCCAGCCATGACAGCAAAAGTAGCAAAGAGTAGCAATCGCGGCTCGAAGCCTGGAGAGCGTCGAGGTGGGCGAACCAAAGGCACACCAAACAAGGTGACTGTTGCCCTAAAGGATGCAGCGCGGGAACATACGCAGGCGGCGCTCAACACGCTGGTTAGCGTGATGGCGGGTGGCAAAGGCATCCCGGCGGCTGCACAAGTGAATGCGGCGAAGGAGATACTGGATCGCGGCTATGGAAAGGCCAGCACGGTTCTCAGTGGGGACGAAGACGGCGGGCCCGTGCAGCTAGTCACTCGCATCGAACTTATTGGCGTAAGGCCGGATGGTAACCGCTAAGCTCAAGATACCGGACAAGCTGGTTCCGGTATTTGAGGGGGAGGCTGACGTAAGGGGCGCGCACGGGGGGCGTGGTTCGGCAAAAACCCGGACGTTTGCCAAGATGACCGCTGTCAGGGCGCATATGTGGGATCAGGAGGGGCGCGACGGCATCATCCTGTGCGGTCGCCAGTTCATGAACTCGCTGGCGGATAGCTCGCTCGAGGAAATCAAGATTGCCATTCGGGAGGAAGATTGGCTTGCTCCGCACTTCGACATTGGCGAGACTTACATCCGCACGGCATCGGGCCGGATCAGTTACAGCTTTGCAGGGCTTGATCGCAACATTGACAGCATCAAGTCGAAGTCGCGGATCCTGCTAGCGTGGATTGAAGAGGCGGAGCCGGTCACGGAAGAGGCGTGGGTCAAATTAATCCCGACCCTTCGTGAGGAAGATAGTGAGCTTTGGGTAACGTGGAACCCGGAGCGCGAAGAGGCACCGACGAACAAGCGGTTCTATGGTGCTGACGATGCCCGCACCAAGATTGTCGAGATGAATTGGCGGGACAACCCGTGGTTTCCCGATATTCTTGAGCGGCAAAGACTGAAGGATAAAGCGGAACGTCCGCACAGCTACGAGCATATCTGGGAAGGTGGCTTCGTCCAGACGGTCGAAGGTGCCTATTACGGCCCCTCGCTGCTTAAGGCGAAGGAGGATGATCGGATCGGGTTTGTTCCCGAAGATCCGCACATGATCGTCCGGTTGTGTGCTGACATTGGTGGCACGGGGGCAAAGGCTGACAATTTCGTGTTCTGGGCGCAGCAATGCGTAGGGCTCGAAATACGTTGGACGAACCATTACGAGGTTCAGGGTCAGCCGATCGCGTCTCACCTGAACTGGATGCGCTCACAAGGTTATACGCCTGACCGCTGTTTGATCATTTTGCCACACGATGGCGACCAGCAAGATAAGGTGTTCGATACGTCTTACCGCAAGGCGTTCGAAGGCGCTGGCTACAACGTCAAAGTGGTTCCTAATCAGGGCAAGGGCGCGGCAATGCAGCGGGTCGAGAAAGCCCGCGAGTTGTTCCCTCGCATGTGGTTCGACGAGAAGAAAACCGAAGCGGGGCGTAAGGCGCTGGGCTGGTATCACGAAAAGCAGGACGAAAAGCGTGGGATCGGGCTTGGCCCTAACCATGATTGGTCAAGCCATAGCGCGGATGCGTTTGGCGGGGGTTGCGTGGCTTATGAGGCACCGCGCGCATCTGCGCCGCTAGACCTGTCCAGCCTGAAAAGGAGAGTTGCATGATCGACATTCCTGCCGACCTGCGCTCCTACCTGGAGGTCGAGGAAAACCGCGCGCTCGATACCTCGTTGAACGAAGAGCGGGCCATCGCGCTCGATTTCTACAACGGTGAGCCGTTCGGGGACGAAGAGGAAGGCCGTTCGCAGCTCGTCACGCGCGATGTTGCCGAAGTGATCGACTACATGGTGGTCAGCATCATGCGCACGATCGTTTCCGGCGATCGGGTGGTGGAGTTCCGCGCGCGCGAAGCCGATCAGGACGAGATGGCGGAAGACGCCACCGAGCTTGTCCAATGGCAGTTCATGCGGGAACAGCCCGGCTATCAAATCCTGCACGACTTCCTGAAGGCTGGCTTGCTGGAGAAGTCCGGCGTCATCAAGACTTGGGCCGAACCGACCACGGAAATCGTCGAGGAAGGCAATGTCCCGGCGGCAATGCTGGATGCAGAGTTCGAAGCGGACGGCGGAGCGTCGATCTTGGACATGGCGCCCGATGGTGAGCAGGTCGAATACGATCCGCTGACCGGCGAGCCGTATCTGATCGAGACCTACGCGGTGCGCCGCAAGGTTCCGGGACGCACGAAGTTCCGCGACATGGCGGTGCCGAACGAAGAGTTCCGGGTCTCGCCCGAAGCGCGCTCGCTGGACGACGCAGGCTATATCCGCCACCAGACGCGCAAGCCGCTGTCATGGTTCGTTGCTGCCGGACTGGTGAGCGAGGAAGACGCGAGCACCCTTTGGGACCGCAACGAAGAAACGAATTTGTCCGATGCGCGCGATAACGGCCGCAGCTTGAAGGACACGGACGACGCCTCGACCGGCTTGTCTCGCCAAGTCTGGCTCACGGAAGAATATATCCGCTGGGATTTGAACGGAGACGGCGAGGCGGAGCGGCTTTGCATCTGGCGGGTCGCGAACAAGGTCCTGAAGGTCGAAGAGGTTGAAGATCAGCCGTTCGTGCTGTGGACCCCCTTCCCGATGCAACACCGGCTTATCGGGCAATCCCTTGCCGACAAGGTGATGGACATCCAGCGGGTGCGTTCGGTCCTGCTTCGTCAGGCGATGGACGCGCTCTATTTCGCGAATAGCCCGCGTATCGCGGTCAACATGCAGAATGCGGACCCGAACACGCTGGACGACATTCTGTCGATCGTGCCGGGCGCTCCGATCCGGTATCAGGGAAATATCCCGCCGCAGCCTATCACGATGCCGTTTGCCGCGCCGAATGCATTTCAGGCGCTGGAGTTCATGGCAGGTGAACGGGAAAGCCGGACGGGGATTACGCGCCTCAATCAAGGGCTTGATGCCGACGCGCTGAACAAGACCGCGACCGGCACGGCACTTATGCAGGCGCAGGGCCAGCAGATCGAGGAATATCTGGCGCGCAACTTTGCTGAGGCGCTGGCGGAACTGTTCGAGAAGAAGCTGCACCTGATGCGCGATTACGGGTCGATCACGCGCGTTCGGGTGGGCGGTGAGTATCGCGAGATCGATCCCGCCGGACTTGATGGCGAAATGGATATGGTCATCTCGGTCGGGCTTGGTTCGGGCCGCAAGGACCAGCGCCTCATGCATCGGATGCAGGTGCTTGAGATGCAGAAGGAAGCGATGGCCGGTGGGCTGTCGATCGTCACGGAAGACGAGCTTTACAACAGTGCCAAGGGCTATGTTGAAGATGCTGGCTTAGGCGATGTTAACAGCTTCTTCGCCGACCCGAACGCGGTTGATCCTGAAACGGGCCAGCCCAAGCCGAAGCCGGAGCGGCAAGACCCGTCAGTGATCGAAGCGCAGGGCAAAGCAGCGGCGGAACAGGCCAAAGTGCAGGCCGACGTGATGAAGGCACAGACACAGGCTGAGCTTGATCGCGCGAAGGCCGAAGCACAGATCGAAACCGACCGAATGCGCGCTGAAATGCAGATGCAGGTGGAGCGCGAGAAGGCCGCGCTGCAAGCCGAACTGGCCCGCGACAAGGCGGATTTCGAGGCGACTTTGGCTCGCGAGAGGATGCAGGCCGAACTGGCTTTGGCGCGTGAGAACGCAGCCATCAATCGCTCGTTCGAATTGAGCCGCAACCGTCCGGGTGGGGATTTGGCGGCATGAACGAAGCCCTCCACGAAGCGAAGATCATCGCCGACAGCGCGGAGAAAGCGCTAGCCGAGCATCTGCGGCCGGCGTTCGAGGCGGTGACGGACCTCTACGCCCAGAGGCTCAAGGACGTTGCAGTCAAGGAGCCGTGGGCCGCCGACAAGCTACGCGCCCTCGCCCTTGCCCAGCAGATTGCTGAAGCGGTGCAGGGGCAGATCGAGGCGAAGGTGACGGGCGGCGATCTGGCAGAACATCAGCTCAAGCGGATGCGGAAGATCGAGAGCATGTCGCCTGAACGAAGATGGAGGCTGGGGCTGTGAGCGGCGGGCGGATCGGTAAGGTTCGCATGAAAGCGACCGGCTTTGAGTTTCGCGTGATCGAGGGACCGAGGGAGCCTGCCAACGACATGGGCGCCGTGATGATGCGCCACGCTCGCGAGATCAGTCAGTGGGATGGTCTTGTCGGCTCGATCGTGATCGGGATGTTCGCAGACGGTAAGACCAGTGTTGCTTATCGTCTGGACGATGAAAAGATCACTATCCCGCGCGCCTTGATCCCGAGCTGGTTAGCGGAAATCGCCCGCCGTGAATTCATTACCGACATCGAAGCGGCCGAAATCTTCGATGACAAGTTCGAGTGGGTCGAATGAACGCCGCCCTTGAAGCCTACCAGCGGCTTATGGATGCTCAACGCAATCGTCCGCAGGGACTGGAGTTGGAGGCATTCGAACAGCGCAAGGCCGAGGAAGATCGCCGCGCCAAGAATGCTCGCATGAGACGACGACTACCTAAGGTCGCCTGACAAGCCCGAAAGGGACAACGCACCTCGCTTCGGCGGGGTTTTTTAATGCCCAAGGAAAACCCAATGAGCCAGCTTACGGATGAGTCCGTGGCACTCGGCGGCGATCCTGTCGAACAGACAGACGCAACCGAACAAGCCGCGCCTGTCGAAGAACGTTACGTGGAAACCGAAGCGCCGGATAATGCCGAGCAGCGCGATACCACGCTCGAAGACCTCTATCCCGACGAAGGTCCCAAGCCCGAACCGGAAGAAGAGAATCCCGAAGTCAACGACGAAGCGCAAGCCGAGCCGGAAGACGACGAGATCCCCGACGAAGACGCCGAACCGGAAGATCCGGCCATCGAACGTCCGAAGTCGTGGAGTAAAGAGACCGAGGAAGAGTGGAGCGCACTTCCGCGCAACATTCAGGAACGCATTGCCGAGCGGGAGACCGAGCGGGAGCGTTTCGTAAACACCAAGGCTCAAGAAGCGGCACAGACGGAAAACCGTGTCCGCCAGATGGCAGAGCAGGAACTTGCCCAGTTCTCCGAACAGCAAGCGATGCAATACCAGATGCTGGCGCAGCAGTTTTTCCCGAAGGAGCCGGACGACCAGTTGCTCTACACGGGCAACCCCCAGGATCAGGTTCGATACCAGCAGCAGCAGGCGGAATATCGCCGTGGCCTAGCCCAGCAACAGCAGTTGCAGCAGGCCGCGCAGGACCACGCCCAGCGCGCCCAGCGGATACGCGACGATCAGGACAACGCGGCACGACAGCAGGACGCCGAAAGGCTCCGCGCCGAAATGCCGGAATGGTTCGATGAGGAGAAACACGCGGACCTTGAGCGAGAGTTTACGGCCATCGCGAGCCAATTCTACCCCGAAGAACTTTTGGCGGAAGCCAATGCGAGCGACTTGCTGGCCCTCAAAGCCTTCAAGGAACTTCGCGACGAACGGGACGCGCTTCAAGCGCAGGTGGACGCCTTCAATAAGGCGAAGATGAAGCCTGTACGCGAAGCGAAGAACAAGCGGCCTCCGATCCCCAACACACCGGGCAATCCAGCGGCGTCGCAGAAAGAAATCGACCCGCTGAAGGTCCAGTATCCAAACGATTGATAGGAAACGACTATGGCCGCTATCGGCAATTCGTTCCCGAGCCTGATCGACCACTTCAAGAGCGTCGATAAGAACGGGAACTACCTTCCGACCATCGAAGCCCTGACCGTTCTCAACCCGATCATGCGCGATGCGTATGTCGAGGAAGCGAACAACGGCTTCTCCCACCTTAACGTGACCCGCACCGGGCTTCCGCAGCCGACTTGGGGCAAGCTCTATCAGGGTATTCCGCAGAGCAAATCGACCAAGCAGCAGGTGGAAGACACCAGCGGTTTTGTCGAAAGCCTTGCTACCGTCGATACCCGGCTTCTCAACTACAAGAAGAACCCGGCTCAGGCTCGCGCCGACGAGGCGAATGCCCACCGCGAAGCGATGGCGCAGGATGTGCAGACCAATTTCTTCTATGCCGACACGGCCACGACGCCAGAGCGGTTCAAGGGGATTGCGGCTCGCTACAACTCGCTCGCTCCGTCCGCAGACGGCAAGAGCTACGTGATTGATGCGGGCGGTACTGGCGTGGACAACACCTCGATCTGGCTGATCGGGTGGGGTCGCGGCAAGACCGGCCTGTTCTATCCGGAAGGCTCGCGCGCGGGCATCATTCGGGAAGACAAGGGCGAGCAGCGCACGACCGACGATCTCGGCAATCCATACTACGTCAAGGAGGAATACTTCCGCCAGGACGTGGGCGTAACCACCGGCGATTATCGTTACAACGTCCGCATTGCGAACCTTGACGTATCCGATCTGCGCGCCGGGAACGTCGATATCTACGCTCTGCTTCGCAAGGCGATGTATCGTGTCCACAGCACCTATGATGGCGCGATGGCGGATGCCTATCTTGCCAGCGGCGGTGCCAACGGGGCGCGTTCGGTCATCTACCTCAACCGCGATGTCATGGAAGCGTTGGACGCCCAGACGACCAACGACAACAAGGTCGAACTTCGTCCGGCTGACCTCGAAGGCAAGATGATTGAGACCTATCGCCGCCTGCCCATCCGCATGACCGACGCAATCATCAACGCGGAGGCTCGGGTTCAGTAGGAAGCCGACTGAACGGAGGTTCTTCTAAATACGCCGTCAGATTGGCGGCAAATTCTCTGGGCGAAATGTTCATACGCTTAATCTGCCCTTCAATGGTATTGCAAACGTGGCACAGCAGCCCTCTCGGGGTTTTGGTATCGTGACAATGGTCGCGCCTGATTTTCAGGTCGGTAAAAGGTCTTTCGCAAACAGCGCAAGCGTTGTTCTGTAAGACTAAAAGCCGCGCTTCGTCCTCAGCGGAAATACCGCTGTTGCGATGGCGACGATACTCAAGATTTGCGGCCCATTTTTCCGGGTCGTTCCTGAGTTTGCTGTACAGCTTTTTGTGATCAAGAGGGCGTTGCCTGTCATATTCCTGACGGGCCTCGCGGTTGGCTTGGTATCGGTCCTTTCGGTACTTGACCTTCTCGGGAGTAGCGTTCCTGACACGGTGTTCTTCAAGCAATCTCTCGCGGTGCTTCTCATAGTATCGCTTAGACCGAGCGCGCGCATTTGCCTTGATGATTTCGGGGTCAATGCCAGTCTTGGCCATCGTGGAATACTCCAGAGATTTAGAAAAAACCTTTTACAGCCTCATAAAAAGGAAGGCAATTCAATGATTATGGATCGCACGAATTTGTTCAGCGATGGACAAGCTATCACCGCGACCGCAGCCTCCACCAACGTCATTGACCTTGGTGTGGCGCGCGACATCGGCTTCGGGACGACCATCCCGCTGGCCGTTGCCGTGCCGCAGTCGTTCAACAACCTCACTTCGCTGACGATCAGCGTGCAGACCGACGACAACGCTGCGTTCTCGTCGCCGAATACCGTGTTCACTTCGCCCGCTTACACGCTGACGCAGATGGCATCGGGCGCTGAATATCTACTCCCGGAAGCGATTCCGGGTGGGACCAACGAGCGCTTCGTTCGCCTGCAATACACGGTTGCTGGCACCGCACCGACCGCTGGCAAAATCACCGCTGGCGTGGCTGCTGCCCGTCAGACGGCACGTCGATAAGGAGGGCTGACCAATGAGCGTTAAGCACTACACCAGCCCGTCGCCGACCACGGCTCCGGGTTACTACGTCCCTGCGGGGGAGGTTTTCGCCTTCTCCACCGAAATGGAAACCGAAGACGAAGACGGCAAGAAGACCAAGATCAAGCGGACGCCTAGCGATAGCTGGACCGAAGTGAAGCCTGCCGATGCGGCGGCTATGTCGGCACAGCAGGACCGCGTGCCGGATGATGCCAACTTGGAGGCTGCTGAAAAGGCGGCGCTTCAGGCGGTGGCTATCCTCAAGCACGTCGATATTCGCGAGCTGAAATCGAAGGACGACCTGATCACCGCGATCAAGGCGTCTTACGAGCCGAAGCTCTGATTTAGAGCAACAGGGATGGGGCTGGCTTTAGTGGCCGCCCCATTTCCATTGCGGGATAGGAGGCTGCTATCAGTATTGCCGTCATAACATCGCCCGCAAATGCGATTTCCAACCTTATCGATCTTGTCACTGAAATACGCGACGAGATGGATGATGATGCCTATCCGGCAGACAAGATTTATCGGGCCATCGGCCGCGCTGAAGCCGCGTTCAACCGCGAACTGCGCGTGCCCAAGATGGAAACCGAAGCCATCCTCGACATCACGACCGAGGAAACCGACCTTCCGAACGACTTCCTTCAGATGCGCCGTATCTATGCGGAGGGCTCACCCGATCAGCCGGTGACGACGCTTTCGCCTGGAACACTGCGCTCGACCTATCAGGGCGTGAGCGGAACGCCTGCTGCCTATGCGATCGAGAACCGCCGCATCATCGTGGGACCGGTCGGATCGTTTCAGGCGAAGGTGCTGTATTACGCGCGCATCCCGTCGCTGACGGAAGACAACCCGACGAACTGGCTGCTGGACGAGCATCCCGACGTTTATCTGCATTACGTCCTGTCGGTGCTGTTCAACAAGACGGGCGATAGTGAGCGTTCGGCGATGAACCTGTCGATCGCACGGGATCTGATGGCCTCAATCAATGACAGCGGCATGAAAAACCGCTGGGGTGCGGGGCCGCTTGTACCGACCGGGCTCAGGCAGGTTCGCGGCGCGCGTATCTAATTCTTCCAGTCGGTGGTGCGCAATTCGGCTTCCAAGTCAAGGTGCCGTCGCCGCTTCACAAAGTCTTCCATAAGTTTCGGGTCATGTCGGAGCGCGAAAATATCAGTGGTCATCTGCATCCACTGACGTTTCGCGTCTCGGTCAACAGGGCAGGACAGCAACCTGCCCACAGCACCATTCGCGTCAAATTCGATTTCAGCCATACACCACGGCTAGCACACTCAAGGCGAAAGGGCAAAGCGAATGAAGTATGCCTTGCCCGCCTTCCTGCCAGACCAGCTACCACGCGGTGATGTCCTCACAAGGGCGG